TGATTATTATATCGCTGTCGATTTGGCAGGATTTGCAGACGTACAGAAAGTCACAACCAAAACAAAGAGGCTTGACCAAACAAGCATTGCGGTTGTTAAATGTGGTACTACTGGTTGGTGGGTTAGCAATATCATCCACGGGCGGTGGGGCGTTGAAGAGACAGCTAGACGTATCTTCCAAGCGGTACGAGATTATCAGCCTGTTGCCGTCGGCATTGAGAAAGGAGCGTTAAAGAACGCTGTGTACCCTTACCTCAACGATGAGATGAAGAAGAACCAACGATTCTTCCGTATAGAGGAACTCACCCACGGTAACAAGAAGAAGACAGACAGAATCGTGTGGGCGTTACAAGGACGCTTTGAACACGGCAACATAACATTAAACAAGGGTAAGTGGAATACTCAGTTCCTAGACGAGTTGTTTCAGTTCCCTAATCCACTAGTCCATGATGACTTGATAGACTCACTAGCATACATAGATCAGTTAGCCAAGGTTAGCTATGCTTATGACTACGAGGAAGAGGACTACGAATTCTTAGATAAATACGCAGGGTATTAACTATGGAACTAGAAGGCACAGATAACTTCACCCTTGAGCAGGACATTGAAGGTTGGGTAATGGAGAAGTGTGACGGTTGGCGTGATCACTACGAGGCTAACTACTCACAACGCTTTGATGAATACTACCGCCTATGGCGTGGTCAGTGGTCATCGCAGGATCAGACCCGTCAGTCAGAGCGATCTAAGATTATATCACCTGCACTACAGCAAGCAGTGGAGTCCTCTGTAGCGGAACTAGAGGAAGCTACCTTTGGCCGTGGCAAGTGGTTTGACATTAAAGATGATGTCAGAGATCAGAACCCTGCTGACATTGCAGCCCTACGTGGCTACCTAGAGGAAGACTTTGCTAAGAACAAGGTGCGGAAGAGTGTTGCAGAATGCTTGATTAATGCGGCAGTATTTGGTACAGGCATTGCGGAAGTTGTATTAGAAGAAGAAAAAGAGATGGCTCCCGCTACACAGCCTGTCATGGGTGGTGAGTTACAGGCGGTAGGTGTCAGCATTAAAGACCGTACTTGTGTTAAGCTACGCCCTGTCATGCCGCAGAACTTCCTGATTGACCCAGTAGCTACGGACATTAACTCTGCACTGGGCTGTGCTGTAGATGAGTTTGTGTCTAGTCACTTGGTTGAGCAGCTACAGGAAAGCGGTGTATACCGTGACGAGCCTCTGTCAATAGCCTCTAGTGACTTTAACCTAGAGCCTGACCAAGAACTCACTACCTTCTCTGAGGACAAGGTTAGACTGACCAAGTACTACGGCTTAGTCCCTACGCACCTACTCAAGGCTGCTATGGAAGACCCTGATGCTGAAGATGAAGAGGTTGTAGAGTTTAGCGAAGAGGACGAAGAGAACTACTACACTGAGGCGATGGTTGTTATTGCTAATGGTGGTATTTTGCTCAAGGCTGAGAAGAACCCTTACATGATGCAGGATCGTCCTATTGTTGCATTCCCTTGGGATGTCGTTCCTAGCCGCTTCTGGGGCAGAGGAGTATGTGAGAAAGGCTACAACAGCCAGAAGGCGTTAGACGCAGAACTACGCGCTAGAATCGACGCTCTTGCCCTAACCATCCACCCAATGATGGCTATGGACGCATCACGTATGCCTAGAGGTGCAAAGCCTAGCATACAGCCAGGGAAAACTATTTTAACCAACGGCAACCCTGCTGAAGTTCTACAGCCATTTAACTTTGGTAACGTAAGTCAAATCACCTTTGCACAGGCACAGTCTTTACAGACTATGGTGCAGACTGCCACAGGTGCTATTGACTCAGCAGGTATTGCAGGGTCTATCAACGGAGAGTCTACAGCAGCAGGTGTCTCTATGTCGCTAGGTGCTATCATCAAGCGTCACAAGCGTACACTAATTAACTTCCAAGACTCCTTCCTAATTCCGTTTGTACAGAAGGCGGCATGGCGTTACATGCAGTTTGAGCCTGAGCTATACCCAGTAGCTGACTACAAGTTCCACACCTCTAGCTCACTAGGCATTATTGCTCGTGAGTATGAAGTAACACAGCTTGTGCAGTTGCTACAAACCATGTCACCAGACACACCTATGTATCCTAAGTTGGTCATGTCCATCATCGACAACATGAACCTGTCTAACCGTGAAGAGTTGATTGCTACGCTTGAGCAAGCCAATCAGCCTAATCCAGAAGCACAGCAAGCGGAACAGGCGGCACAGCAAGCTCAGTTGGCATTCCAACAGTCACAGACTAACGCACTCAACGGACAGGCACAAGAGTCACAAGCTAGAGCGCAGAAGTTGGCTGTCGAGGCAGGGGCTATACCACAGGAGCTTGAGATTGACCGTATCAAAGCGGCCACCACTAACCTCAAGGCAGGTGACGCAGATGACAAAGAGTTTGAGAAGCGTCTAAAGATTTCAGAGCAGTTACTGAAAGAAAGAGAAGTAGCAGTAAAGGAGGGTAATGTTGCTAATCAGGCAACTCCTCAACCAACACAAGGACTACAGTAATGGTAAGCACAAGAGATTTAGAAAACGTAGTAGCTCAAGTAAATGTAAAGTTTGAGGAACTATTTAAGAAGATTGTACAGCTTGAGAAACAATTAGCTGAGAATACAGGAGCAGAAAAGAATGCCAGTAAAAAAAGATCCAAGACTAGCTAGGGCAGGTGTAAGTGGTTATAACAAGCCCAAGCGTACCCCTAACCATCCAAAGAAAAGCCATGTTGTTGTGGCGAAGGAAGGTGACAAAGTTAAGACCATTAGGTTTGGAGAACAGGGGGCAAGCACAGCAGGTAAGCCCAAGGCGGGTGAATCTGCTCGTATGAAGGCTAAACGTGCTAGCTTCAAAGCAAGACACGGTAAGAACATAGCTAAAGGTAAGATGTCTGCGGCATACTGGGCAGATAAAACTAAGTGGTAATGCATAAGTGGTGGAGAATCTGGGCCAAGAGTCTAGGGGAGAAGGTAGGTGAGACAGATAAGCAAGCTAATACTGTCGCTAGTATTAGGACTGTTTGGTGGTTTACTCATATGGCTACATGTATCTTTATTATTCTCAATGCAATTGCAAACCACGGTTGGAACTTAATAGGATTATAAGTCTACACAGATTCACCATATTGGCGAAAACGTGTACACTTATATGTACGTAAAAGTGTCATAAACGTACACTTTATGTAAACTAGAGTATACATAACGTACACTTTATGTAAACTAGAGTTTACATTGTACATTATATGAAACAAAACAGGAGGCTATTATGCCATACGGTAAAGGTACATACGGTAGTAAAGTAGGCAGACCACCAAAGAAGAAGACAGCGGCAAAGCCTAAGAAGAAGCCAGTAAAGAAAGGTAAGTAGTATGTCAACTAAAAAGTCTACAGTAAATAAAGCAGGTAACTACACTAAGCCTACCATGCGGAAGAACTTGTTTAATAAAATCAAAGCAGGTACTAAGGGTGGTAAGGCAGGTCAATGGTCTGCTAGGAAAGCTCAGATGTTAGCCAAGGAATACAAGGCAAAGGGTGGAGGCTATAAGTAATGGCACTAAAAGAATCACAGAAGTCATTAAAGAAGTGGACTAAGCAGAAGTGGCGTACACCTAGCGGTAAACCTAGTGGTAAAACAGGCGAAGTCTACGCACCATCTAAGACGATTAGTAAGTTAAAGTCAACCGCAGCAGGTAAGAAGAAGCTAGCGGCTGCTAATAAAAAGAAACGAGAAGCCACTGCCAAGGGTAAGCAACACGCTAAACATGGCCTACATAAGGGTAAGAAACGATGAAAGGCCAGACCCACGGTGGCAAAGGTAGTGCCCAGAGAAAGACAGACCAGAAGAAGTTTGCTAGTAACTGGGACGCTATATACAACAAAACTGCACAGAAGTCAAGTAAAAATAAGAAATAATGCTTGACTTTCTTATGCTTTTATGTTATAATAACAGGGTACATTAACATTAACTCAACTGTCCTAATAGGAGAAACAGTATGGTAGACCCTAAGCTAGAACTATATTACCGCAACATGAGAGATATGTTTCGTTCAGAAGGTTGGAAACAACTGCTAGAAGACCTGAACTCTAATGCGGTATTGATTAACTCAGTAGAATTAACTAAAGATGTGGAAGACCTGCACTTTCGTAAAGGCCAACTCTCAATCATAGCTAATCTACTTAATCTTGAAGCACAGCTTGATACGGCTGAACAGCAACAACTAGAAGACGCACAAGAAGAAGAAGCTACAGAGTAATGCGTATACTGGTTGACTTTAAGTGTGATCAGGGTCACATCAACGAAAGACTAGTTGATTCTGAATGTACTCACATACCGTGTTTAGACTGTGACAAGATAGCACAAAGAATTGTAAGTCCTGTGCGTTCCAAGTTAGACCCTCTGTCTGGTGATTTTTTAGGTGCAACTAGGCAGTGGGAGAGGAATAGAGCGCAGAAGCTACAGCAAGAGCGTAAGGCTAACTCCTAACCGAATCCTTACATAATACACCTCCATAATGAGAAATCACGGAGTTTAATAATGGCAACACTAATAGACGAGCGTCCAGTAGAAGAAGAACTAGACAACAACGAAGAAGTAGAGCAAGTTACTGAGGAACCTGAATTACAGGAAACTCCTCAAGAACAGGAAGAAATCCCTGACAAGTACAAAGGAAAGTCAACCGCTGAGATTGTACGGATGCATCAGGAGGCTGAGAAGTTATTAGGCCGACAGAGCAGCGAAGTAGGGGAGCTACGTAAAGTTGTTGACGACTACATACAGACACAACTCGACA